TAAAAAGAACCTCTACATTGAGGGTATCTTTCTACAGTCGGAACTAAAGAACCGTAATGGAAGAGTCTATCCAGTAAATGTATTGGAGAAAGAAGTCCAGCGTTACAACGAAGAGTATGTAAATTCTGGTCGTGCTCTCGGTGAACTAGGTCATCCCGATGGTCCTACGGTCAACCTTGATCGTGTATCACATAAAATTATCTCCTTGAAAAAGGAAGGTAACAACTTCATTGGTAAGGCAAGAATTCTTGAAACACCAATGGGCAAGATTGCTAAGTCCCTCCTAGGTGAGGGTGTCCAACTTGGTGTATCTTCTAGAGGCATGGGTTCTCTAGAAGAATCAAACGGCGTCAAGTACGTCCGTGATGATTTCATGCTCGCTACTGCTGCTGATATCGTAGCAGACCCTTCCGCTCCTGACGCTTTCGTCAATGGAATCATGGAAGGAAAAGAGTGGGTATGGGAAAACGGCATCCTAAAAGAATGCCAAGTCTCCAATATGAGAGATTACATTTCGGGTTCATCCCGTAAAGATTTGGAAGAGAGGACCCTCAAGGTCTTTGAGAACTTCCTATCAAATCTTTAAATTATAAATAACTAGAGAATAATCATTAGAATCACGAGGAAAACTCAAATGTCAGATATGCTAAACGAAAAGTTTGAGGAGTTTGCCAGTGAGCACGCGTCTGTTCTTGCTGAGGCTGGTCAAGATCCAATGCCTACCGTGACGGCTGCTGTGCTTCCTGGCGATGCTGCCGCTACTGGTCAGTCTCAGACTGCTGTTAATGCCAAAGCCGCCGCTGGTGAAAGCGCTACGGGTCATGCCGCTCCGCTACAACCAGGGATTGCTATTGGTCAGAAGGCACCCGCCGAAGTTAACAGTGTAACCACCACACCTCATGAGCATGATGAGGATGGTGACGAGAACCCAGGCGCTAAGGCTGCTGCTCCTATTTCGGGTGGTATTTCTGGCGAACCTAATCGTGGTGCTTCCAACACCGACCTACCTAATGGCACTGCTCCAAAGTTTGGTGCTGAAATTGCCTACGGAACTAAGGAAGGCGGAAGCGTTGGTTATCCTATCAAGCCTAAGTTTGAAGAACTCGATATGTCAGCAGACGTTGCCGCTCTAACCGAGGGCACCGAACTGACGGAGGAATTCAAAGAGAAGGCAACTACAATCTTTGAAGCTGCTGTTAAAGCAAAACTGACTGAAGAGTGGGCAAAACTCGAAGAGCAGTTTGAAGCAAAACTATCTGAGCAAGTTGAAGCCTCTAAGAAAGAACTTGCTGAGGAAGTTAATGGCACCCTCAACTACGCTGTCAATAAGTGGTTGGAAGAAAACCAAGTATCTATTGACCGTGGAATCAGAAATGAGATCACCGAAGACTTTATCACAGGTCTGAAGAGTCTCTTTGAAGAACATTATATTAGCATCCCCGACGACAAAGTTGATGTTGTCGAAGGCATGACTGAAGATCTTTGTAAGATGGAGGAGCGTCTAGACGAACAGGTCAAGCGCAATGTTGAACTTCAAAATCGTCTTAATGAGTCTGCCAAGCAGGTCATCGTGAAAGAAATTTCCGAAGGTCTGGTTGACACCCAGAAAGACAAACTAGCTTCCCTCGCCGAGGGCGTTGAGTTTACTTCCGAGGAGGAATTCTCGAAGAAACTAAACACCATCAAGGAATCATACTTCCCTAAGGAAGGTGCTCCTAAGGTCAGCGAAGTTACGGATGAAACTCCAGTTGAGTCCGAAGAGATTACCCCAGCAATGGCACAGTATCTCCAGGCAATGAATCGCTGGAATAAGTGATTTATAAATATTATTCAAACCACAAACTTTACCTAAATTTTCGGAGAAAAAATGTTTAACGCAGAACATCTCCAGGAAAAGTGGTCCCCTGTTCTTAATCATGGCGAAGCTCCCGAAATCGGTGATCGCTATAAGAGAGCAGTAACCTCTGTCCTCCTGGAAAACCAAGAACGCTTCCTACGCGAAGAGCGTGGAATGCTAAACGAAGTAGCAGTTAACAGCCTCGGCGCTGGCACTGTATCCCCTGCTGGATCCGCTCTCGGTTCCGCTAACACCGCTGGACTCGCTGGTTTCGACCCTGTTCTTATCAGCCTAGTTCGCCGTGCTATGCCTAACCTGATGGCATATGACATCTGTGGCGTTCAGCCTATGTCTGGTCCTACAGGTCTTATCTTCGCTATGAGATCTCGCTACGAGAACCAAGGCGGCGAAGAGGCACTGTTCAACGAGCCTGACACTGGATTCACTGGTGGTTTCGATGCCAACCAAGGCGACTACGCTGTCCGTGCTGGCGACGGTACTTCTGCTGGCGGTGGTTCCACCTCAGACGGCAACAACCCTGCTCTCCTCAACGATTCTTCACCTGGCACCTATGAAGTAGGCACCAAGATGGATCGTGAAGATCTTGAGCGTATGGGCGAAGCCTCACGTCTGTTCCGTGAGATGTCCTTCAGCATCGAGAAGACCTCGGTCACCGCTCAGTCCAGAGCACTCAAAGCTGAGTACACCTTGGAACTGGCACAAGACCTCAAGGCGATCCACGGTCTAGATGCTGAGCAAGAGCTCGCCAACATCCTCTCTAGCGAAGTTCTCGCTGAGATCAACCGTGAAGTTGTTCGTCGTGTCTACAGCGTTGCTAAGAAAGGCGCTCAGAACAACGTTGCTAACGCTGGTATCTTCGACCTCGACGTTGACAGCAACGGTCGTTGGTCCGTTGAGAAGTTCAAAGGACTCCTCTTCCAGATCGAGCGTGATGCTAACGCTATTGCTCAAGAGACTCGTAGAGGAAAGGGCAACTTCCTCGTCTGCTCTGCTGACGTTGCTTCTGCCCTTGCTATGGCTGGCGTTCTCGACTACTCTTCAGGTCTTACAGGCGCTGGTGGTCCTGCCATCGGTACTGTTGATGACACTGGTAACCTCGCTGTTGGTACTATCAACGGTCGTATCAAGGTCTACGTCGATCCTTATGCCGCTAACCTAAGCGACAAGCACTACTACGTAATCGGTTATAAGGGCACCTCCCCTTATGACGCTGGACTCTTCTACTGTCCTTACGTTCCCCTCCAAATGGTTCGTTCCATCGATCCTAACACCTTCCAGCCTAAGATTGGCTTCAAGACTCGTTACGGCATGGTCAGCAACCCATTCGTTACCACGAACGGTGCTTACAATGGAACCCCTGACGGTGAAACCCTCACCGCCAACGCCAACATGTACTACAGAAGAGTACAGGTCACCAACCTCATGTGATCTAACCTTCTATGGATTGTTAGGGACTCCCCATGGGGGTCCCTTTTTTATTAAATAGATATAGAATAGAGGAATTATGGCAACTGGAACTGTGACAAAAATTGATTTGTTGGCAAGGGTATACAAATTGAAGACAAGTTTGTACGACGGAAAGCACAAAGATAAACCAGGGCAGTGGCACGATGGTGCTCAATCTGCTTATAATGAGATACTAGATATTCTAAACGAGTTCGTGAGATGAAAAAAGACTTAGACTTCATAGACAATCTTCTAACTGACACAGACGAGACACCCGAGAAGGCAGAGGGTGCTACTATTAGTGAGAACATTTCTGAAGCAACCGAAAATGACTGGATCGACTTCTGGCTCCCAGAACTCTCAGACGACCTCCTCGATGACTGAGGACTGGCGCTACTCCGATGACCGACTGGCAGTACGATCCCAGGCATTGAACATCCTGCTTAATAAATTTGGACGTGAGATCTGCTCAGACGGATCACCACGGTACTCCAGTCAAAGCATCTATGAGTGTGTACATGATTGGGTCTCCCAAGGTAACGCTCGCTGTGACGGCATCGTAGCGTACTACAAAGCGTACTACGCTAAATAGTGGTGCTTGGGATGCTGACAAATCATGGCTGCTGAATGGTATAAAGAGCAAATTGGCAACAGAAACTACCTCTCTCCTGTAGGTTTCAAGTTAAACTTGGAACTTTTTAGAGGGGTAGATTTTTTCTGTCAACGTGCAAACGTTCCTGATATTTCTGTACCATTCACAGAAGTTCCGACAAGGTTTCGTCAGTTCCCTATCGTAGCTGGTGGCGGGGTAACGTATGGTGATCTCAATGTCACGTTCATCGTGGATGAGGAACTAATTAATTGGAAGTCCATCTGGAACTGGATAAGAACCAACGGTGTATCTGAACAGCACATGCCAACGGATACACCTGAGACTTCATCGGGATCATTAGCGATCTACACGTCAGCATATAACATGAATCATGTTGTCCAGTTTGAGAACATGTTCCCAATCTCCTTGACAGAAATGTCCTTTGATGCTACGAACAGCGATATAGAATACTTTACAGCAACGGTCACTTTCAAGTATACTGGGTATACTATTGTTGACGCTATTGGTGCATAATGAATTTTGATCGACTACATCAACGCTTTGAACAGATCAAGAAGGAATGGGCAGAAGACAGTCTAGTAGATTTTGAATTCAAGAACAAGCAGTACAGCGCTGATCTTGGCAAGATCTCAATGGACATCCCTTTCCAGCATAATAAATACTTAAACCATTACACAGATCTTTCACAGATTAAAACTAGTCTGGAATTTGAAGTCCGTAAGTTGGTACGAGAAAAGAGAGAGTATTACAGCGGCGAAGCAGAAGCAAGAGTATACGCTGAGAAACCTTTCGGATCAAGTATTAAAACCGCCGACAAGATGAAAGTCTACCTTGAGTCGGACGACGACATCATTAACCAAGAAGCAAAGATCAAGTACATTGATCAGATGCTGTTTTTCTTAGACCATGTTTTGAAGATGGTTTCTCAAAGAAACTATCATGTGAAAAATGCTATTGAATGGGAGAAGTTTATTAATGGAAACTAATGTCCTCCTTGA